GCTGTGAGACACCACCAGTGTAGGAAGGGATGCGTTGAGATACTGCTGTCATCGTGAAAGAGCCCTAAATGGTTGATAGCTGTTGTAGAAATCACTACCTTTCTTAAATCCAAACATTGTGTAATCCCCTTCATTGCATTCATACTCAATGCAATTAGACCTACGCCATGTTTCAAAAGATGCCAAGGATTGGGTAAGATTTACATCACCAACAAGACGAATAGCACACCGTGTAGCAGCTCGTGCTGTGATGTAGTCGCGGAATACTTGTGGGAGATCTGGGAATTCTTGATACCACAACACATCAACTGAATATGTTTTACTGGTATCCCATACATCTGTATGAGCGATCTTATCATATAGACGACCGTTACGTATAACGGTATCGTAATTACTGTTATCTAATGTATCACTCAGATCCATCTGCAGCATACCAGCATCCAAGGGTAGATACCCATTAGTTTGTGGTGTGATAGGGTATTCAAACTCTCGGTTGAATGTCCAACCTTCAGCTTGTACCTCTCTTGAGACCTGCAGAAGTGTCTCGTATGCAATTGCAACTTCCGGGTTGATTACAGCCTCGACAGTTGTTCCATCCTCATAAGTGATGGTCTGTGCCTCAATGGTGGTTACAGGCGCCTGACCAATACACGATAAAATTTCATTAACAGCTTGCAGTGTAGCCGGAGCGTTATTGGTTAACGGCATAACAATAGTGTTATTAAAGGAATAAAAAAAAAGGAGCCCCGAAGGACTCCCCATAAGGTTAGAAATCAAGCACGGCTACGTGCAGGCGCATCGCACTCAACAGGGTGATACGCAAAACGCAGGTTCTTGGTTTCAGAATAAACCGTAGAAGCAGCTACAGCAGAGCCGAAGCCCTGACGAGTCTTAGCTACGGAATTACGAAGAGCAGTGTTACCACCGGACACGCCAGTAGTAGCTCCACTCACACCGCCATTACCGGCAGCAATAGTAGGATTAGCCATAGTTCAATCAAGTAGCATATGGAAGTTTACCGTCTGCATCAGTCGAAGTCAGGACATACTTGGTTTCTACACCACCAGTCACTGAGCGGCCAACTTCAACAGGACGGGGCGGGTTGAAAGTCTCAGAACTTACCAGACCCACACCATTAGGTTCCCGAATGATAACAGAAGTACCAGCAGCAATAGTCATCAGTTAGTACCTCCAATTATCAGAGGTTCTGCAGCTCAATAGCAGCAGCAGGATTCAGAGTACCACAACCCATGGCCAGACGACCCACGATCAGGTCACCTTGATACATCACAGACACATCACCAGAAGTCGTCTGCACGGAGGGAGCCATAGCTTCCACAACACCAGCAGCATCCTTATAGTAGATGAGACCACAGTGGTTAGTGAAGTCACCAGTGTAATCGTTATTCTCACCAGGAGTAGCAGTAGAGATGTTACCAGCCAGGAAGGGCAGGTTGTTGGAACGCTTGATGGAGATACCAGCGATCTCATAGAGACCTTCACCAGAGGTGAGGTTACCTTGGCTGTTACCGAAGTCACGGTTCAGGATGTTGCTGTCAACCTGGCTCACGAGAGCATAGTACTGACGCGGGGACAGCACAGCGGTACGACCTTGCTTAGGCAGGTTCTTCTCATCGAGAATAGAAGCAGCCTCAAAGAAGGCATCAACCAGTGCTTGAGCATTATACTCATTACCAGCACCGATGTTGATCACGCTACCGCCGGGCTCAGGACCAGGAGCAGCAGTGATGGGGTGAGCTTCACGGGCAGACTTAGCGATCTGACGGAAGATCTTCTTGTCATAAGCCTCAGCAAGGGCATGACCGATCTTCTTAGCGATCTCAGAACGCAGGGAGTAGTGAGCAAGAGTTTCATCCAGATCATACACGAAGGCAGAGCTGATCAGAAGGTCATCACAGACGATGGTCTTCTCTGCCACCGGGGGATCACCAGAACCCAGGATCGGTTCACCGGGCTGGTGATACGATGCCTCCATACGGCCAGTGAAGATGAATTGCATAGCCTTTCCATTTTTCAGGGTACGGCTTTGCACAGTGCCCTTAGCGATTGTCGAAGACTCATACGCCTTGAACATCTCGCCAGAGAACAGTTTCAGATAAGTTGCATACTTGGTATCATAAGCAGTACCAAGAGCAAGGGGGGTAGCGCTCGTGTTATTAATCGAGCCTACCGAAGTAATAAGAGTGTTAGCCACAATAGAAAAGAGAGAGTTGTTTACAGTCTCCCTAAGCGCTTAGGAATTGCAAGGAATTTTCAGTATTCATTGCCATTCAAGTTTTTTGAAAAAGTGTCGTCTCTCCGACTGTCATGACTAAAGGGTATCGGTCGTAACCGGCCAATAGTCAATAGTGAAGGGAGGGATCGCACCTCCCCAAGCCGCACTAGCGGTTCACAGTTTTCGTGTACTTAACGCCACGATAAGTGTAGGTAACTTTGATAGCCATGGTAGTAAGCTCCAATGCCTCTGCGCGTTCCAGCCCGAGGCGTACCCGTCCCGAAAGGGATGAACGTACTTAGCTTACTTCTTCTTAGCTGTCTTAGCTGCCTTCTTAAATTGAGCAGCCGTAGGAGCACCTTTGGCTCCAGGCTTCCTCATCTTTTCTCCACTACCTTTAGCGATACGTTCGCGTTTGTCGTGGATGTTTGCATAGAGTCCTTGTCTAGCCATTAGCATTTCCATTTACGAAGGGCAAGAGCCTTCCGAGTAGGACGACCCTTTTCATCTTTCATCGGACCTTTGACACCACCCATCCTAGCACAGAATGAACGCTTACGAGGACCACCTTCAGGCTGTGGTGCCTTTAGGTTAGATCCAGTAGCGGCATTGTACTTACGACGGCCAGCAGCAGTCAGTCCACCAGATCTTGATTTATGTTCGCCAATCTTCAGACTGACTGATTTCTTTTTAGTCATTAGCCGATTACAGGTGCTGTATGTGTAGCCAAATCAAGTGGGAAGTTATGAGCATTCCGTTCATGCATTACCTCAAAGCCAAGGTTAGCACGGTTGAGGATGTCTGCCCAGGTATTCACTACTTGCCCTTGAGAGTCGATAAGGCTTTGGTTAAAGTTGAAACCATTAAGATTGAAAGCCATGGTCGAAACGCCCAAAGCAGCAAACCAGATACCAACAACAGGCCAAGCAGCAAGGAAGAAATGAAGGCTACGGCTATTATTGAAAGATGCATATTGGAAGATCAAACGTCCAAAATAACCATGAGCAGCTACAATATTGTAGGTCTCTTCCTCTTGGCCGAACTTGTAGCCGTAGTTCTGAGATACTTCTTCAGTCGTTTCACGGACAAGACTAGACGTAACCAAGCTGCCATGCATAGCACTAAACAAGCTACCACCAAAAACACCAGCAACTCCCAACATATGGAAAGGATGCATAAGGATGTTATGTTCAGCCTGGAAGACCAACATGTAGTTGAAGGTGCCCGAGATACCCAAGGGCATACCATCAGAGAAGGAACCTTGCCCAAAGGGATACACCAGGAAGACTGCGGTAGCCGCTGCCACCGGAGCAGAGTATGCGACACAAATCCAAGGCCTCATTCCTAGTCGATAGCTAAGTTCCCACTCTCGTCCCATGTAAGCAAAGATGCCAATGAGGAAGTGGAAAACGGTAAGCTGGTACGGTCCACCGTTATAGAGCCATTCATCAAGTGAATTAGCTTCCCAAATTGGGTAGAAGTGTAGTCCGATGGCATTGCTGCTCGGAACGACGGCTCCCGATATAATGTTGTTTCCATAAAGAAGAGAGCCAGCAACAGGCTCACGAATGCCATCAATGTCTACCGGAGGGGCAGCAACGAAGGCAACAATAAAACAAATGGCTGCAGCAAGGAGACACGGAATCATCAGTGTTCCAAACCAGCCGACATAAAGACGGTTCTCTGTACTGGTTACCCAATCGCAGAAATCGTCCCAAAGATTTTTAGTTTGGGGTTGTGCAATAGTAACCATTGTAATTAATTAAGACGTGTTACTTTGACTCGTCCAACTCCAGAACCAGTGAGACCGATAGCATCAGCCGCACCTTTACTTAGATCAATACTCCTACCATGAATGTAAGGACCACGATCATTCACCCGAACAACGGCACACCTCTTAAAACAAACCTTAAGGCGTGTTCCAAATGGTAGTGTCTTGTGCGCAGCAGTAAGGGCATGTTGATTATATCGCTCACCGTTAGCAGTAAGGTTACCGTGGAAACCAGGACCATACCAGCTAGCGATCACCGATAGAGTAGTTAGAACAGGAATCATAATAATAATAAAGCGAAGAACTTTAATATTGATTACTTCTACTAATCCGCCAATACACTCGCAGTATTGACGGATCTGGCGATACTACTTTTTCTTACCGCCGCCTTTGTGACCTTTCTTTCCGCAAGACATTAGAATACTCCAGGAATAAGTTGACCAGTTACAGCATAAGCGCCGATGGCTGCAATAACACCAAGCATAGCAAGGCGACCGTTGAGCAGCTCAGCCCGCTCATTGTGAGGGACAGTATAATCTTTGTCAGTGTACATGGTGGGTTCTTTAGCGAAGATGTTGGTGGTCATCAGAATTGAAGATTAGAGCGTTCAAGTTTTTCTGCAATATCTTGACGATAAGCAGGATCTTTATCGTAGCGTGGGTCACTCATTGCAGCAACCAATTCAGCTTGGCTACGGAATGCATCAGCAGTGTTACGTGGGGCGCTGCCTGTCAGCATCTCTCCATCATAACCAATAGCGTCTTGGTAACGTGCATTGAGAGCTTGGACAGCAAAGAACATAGCATAGGGATCGCCTTGATCCATGACCCTATCATACATAGCGATCTCGTTATCAGATAGGTTCTGACCAGCCCATTGAATCATGTTTTGGTATTCACCTGAACCACCAATTGATTCTTGGATCTGATCAATCTCTTCTTGAGTAGCTACTTGACCCTGCTGCGTCTCTCCTTGCTTTTCCAAGAACATGTTAGCAACATCAATGGGGTCCATCTTGCTAACCTCATTCACGATCTCCTCATCCCACTCACCAGTACGGTAAGATTCCATGATGGTATCAAAGAGATCAGTATCTACCTCAGCTTCTGCTTCTTCCTCTACAGGCTCTTCTGTTGCTTGCTCTGTAGGGGTCTCCTCATTGGATGAAGAGGAGAGTCGCTTCTGTAGTTCAAGGTACCCACGCTCTAGCTCTTCTGCTGACTTATACTTACCAGCCAGCAGCTGTTGTTCTTGTTCTGCAAGACGTTCACCTACTGCTAGAGAGTCAAGCTCTTCTGCAGAGAATTCACCTTCAACTTGTTCAGAGGGATTAAGAGTAATTTCGTTTGCCATTTGCTGTGATAACGGTTAAATTGCCAAGACCAACAGTCTTGACGAAATTGGGGGAACGACCGATAGTAGGCTCACCAATCTTAGTACGTTTCATACTAGGAGTTGGTTCGGGAGTAGGTTTAGTTTCTTCAGCCGAGGAGTCCACCTTCTGGGATGCCCGCTTCTTGCTGGGCCGCTGCGGCTTGGTCGGGGTTTGTTTGTCCATTCTGTTGATTCATTAGGTCTGGGTTTTTAGATGGGTCTAGCAGTGGTGC